CTTGTCTCTACCTGTCAAATCGTCGAGATTCGCTAATAAAACGCAAGGGCGCATTGTTCGAGTGCCGATATAAAAAACGTTTTTTGCCCGTGAATCAAGAGCCACCAGGCCAGGGCCCGGGGGTCCCGGACACGCGCCCGAAAAGTCTTACACCAAGTTGCGTACTCTGGTAGGGGAGGATTTTGCTAACGGATAAAATAAGTATATACATCGGATAAATTAATAAAGTGACACTATAGTAGAAGATAAACAAAAAAAAGTTACTAATGCGACTGTAGAGGCCAATAAATATAATATACCAATAATTAAAATTACTATATATAAGTATATTATGAATTTACTATATGGACTAGTGTTACAAGCATGCATCGTACTGGGAACAAATCACTCATGTAAAAACCCTGTACCTATAAATATATACGAGTCTCATAATGAATGTGCCGTTGAAGGATATTTACACGCAAGAGAATTACACCTAAATGAATTTCCAACTATTCCGCAAAATGCTATGTTATCTGTAAAATTTTGGTGTGAACCTATTAAAAAACAGACTATATAGTATACAATGCAATGGAAAGTGCGTATAATGACAAGACCGGACTTTACGTCAAATGTACGTATAATGTTTCTAGAAGCTGATTCGTTTGAAGAAGCAAAGAAACAAGTACCGTTAGCAGATAATCAAGCGGCGACGTTTGAAACATTGGAGGAGGATTATGCTAAACAAAATAAACCTATTAGTCCAACAGTATCTCAACTGTTGTCTAAAGAGTAAGTATATGGCAGCTGCTATAGTAGTTGCATTTATATTAGGAGCTATTATATTTTAATGAGTACACAAGGAGCAGGAGGATTCAGACAAGGCGCTGGTAGACCTAAAGGTGCTTTAGGAGAAAAAACTAAAGCTGTTCAAGCTAAACTAGACCAACTAGGTTGCGATCCAATAGAAGCATTAGCAAATATTTCTATGGATAATAGCAATACACCTGAATTAAGATTTCAAGCAAATAAAGAATTAGCACAATATGTTGCACCAAAAAGAAAAGCTGTTGAATTAGATGCAGCAGTCGATGGTGGAATTAATGTTAATCTTGTGAGCTTTGCTAAAGAAGAAGAAAAGTAAATATGGATATTACGGTCCCTTATGATTGGCGACCGCGTGATTACCAAAAGGACCTTTGGAGCTATTTAGAAAAAGGTGGTAAACGTGCAGTAGCTGTCTGGCATAGACGAGCTGGAAAAGATTTATTGTCTATCAATTGGTGTGTTACATCAGCACTAAAAAGAAAAGGTTTATATTGGCATTTATTACCAACATATAACCAAGGAAGAAAAATTGTATGGGATGGTATGACAAAAGATGGAAGAAGCTTTATAGAGCATTTTCCAAAAGATTTATGGGCTGCTGTGAACAACACAGACATGCGACTTGAACTTAAGAATGGTTCCATTTACCAAGTTGTTGGAACAGATAACGTTGACCGCTTGGTGGGATCAAACCCCGTCGGAGTCATCTTCTCAGAATACAGTCTTCAGGATCCGAGGGCCTGGGATCTCGTTCGTCCCATCTTGGCTGAGAATGGAGGATGGGCGGTTTTTATTTACACCGCAAGAGGTCGAAATCACGGATATGACATGTTTAATATGGCTTCTAGAAACGAACGATGGTTTTGTCAAAGATTAACAGTTGATGATACTAACGTTTTAGATTCAAATGCTATAGAAGAAGAACGTGACGCAGGGATGCCTGAAGAGTTAATCCAACAAGAATTTTATTGTAGTTTTGATGCTCCACTCGTTGGTTCATATTATGGTAGCTTAATGGCTAAAGCTTTAGGAGAAGAACGAATAAAGAACGTTCCTTACGAGCCTCGGTTAGAGGTTCATACCTCATGGGACCTAGGAATGGGTGATTCTACAGCTATTATTTTCTTTCAACAACACGGTAAGGAATATAGAATCATAGATTACTATGAGAACCAGGGAGAAGGGATACCTCATTATGTTAAGATTATTAGAGAAAAAGATTATGTTTATGGCCGTCATATAGCTCCTCATGATATAAAGGTTAGAGAAATGGGGACTGGTAAATCAAGATTTGAAGTTGCTAGAGACCTAGGATTACGCTTCGATGTTTGTCCGCATGTAATGATTGAGGATGGAATAGAAGCTGCAAGAAGTATAATTCCTAGGTGTTATTTCGACGAAAAACGATGTAGTGTACTAGTCGAGGCTTTGCGGCAATACCGGAAAGATTACGACGAAAAACGTAAAGTGTATAGGGATAGACCTTTACACGACTGGACTAGTCATGCCGCAGATGCATTTAGATACCTTGCATTGGGAACAAGGGATTATAATAAAAATAGGCAAAGTCTCCCAAGCTTTGCTGAAAATGAATATAGTGTATTAGGAGGATAACTATGGGCGGAGCAGTAAAAGCTGTAAAATCTATTTTCAGTCCACCGAAGCCACCAGCACCACCACCAATGCCGGCTGCACCTTCTTTTGCAGGTGCGTCAGACGCTGGATCGAGTGCGAGAAAACTTGTGAAAAGTAGATATAGTAGAAGAAAAACTATTTTAACAGGCGGGCAAGGTGTAGAGGACGAAGCTGAAATAGTTAAAAAAACATTATTAGGAGCGTAAATGGATTTAGTAACACGTATTATTTCTAAACAGGAGTCTTTAAAATCATTTAGAACTCCATGGGAAAACCTTTGGCAGGATTGTGCAGAATATGTAAATCCTAATAGAGGAGATTTTTCTACACTTCGTTATAGAGGAAATACAAATCGTTACGAAAAAATTTATGATACAACAGCTCCATTAGCTAATGAACAACTTGCTTCAGGCTTACACGGTTTTTTAACTTCTCCTTCTCAAAGATGGTTTGCTCTTAAAACTTTTGATGATAAAATAAATCAAGAACTTTCTGTTAAAACATGGTTAGATACTGTTACTAATATTTTATATGACAGAGTATTTAATCTTCCTTCAAGTAATTTTAATTCACAATCACATGAACTTTATTTAGATTTAGGTTCATTTGGAACAGGTGTAATGATGGTTCAAGATATTCCGGGATCTGGGATTACATTTAGAACATACCACTTAGCAGATTGTTTCATACAAGAAAATGATAAAGGTTTTGTAGATACATTATATAGAAAATATAAAAGAACAGGAAGACAATTATTAGAAAGATTTGGAGACGCAGTTCCTGAATCAGTAATTAAGATTTCACAAAAAGACCCTTATAGAGAATTTGAAGTAATTCATGCGGTTGAGCCATCAGAAACTTATGGTGAACCTATGAAAAATCCTTCTAAAAAGAATTTCAAGTCATGCTATGTTCTCGTCGAAGAGAAAGCTCTTCTCGAGGAAGGCGGCTTTGATGAGTTTCCATACATGGTTCCACGTTGGCAAAAAGTTGCTGGCGAAATATATGGACGTTCACCTTCAATGACATCCCTCCCTGATATTAAAATGGTGAATCAAATGATGAAAAATATCATTAAGGCCGCTCAAAAAATGACTGATCCACCTTTATTAGTTCCTGATGATGGTTTTATATTACCTGTAAGAACTGTTCCGGGTGGTCTTAATTTTTATAGATCTGGAACTCAGGATCGTATTGAACCATTAGAAACAAGAGGACGTCCTGATATAGGATTAGAAATGGTACAAAATAGAAGAGAACATATTATGGCTGCATTCCATGTTGATTGGATGAAAATGCCAGATCAAAAAAATAATCCTAATATGACAGCTACAGAAGTTATGGCTAGACAAGAAGAGAAAATGAGACTTATGGGTCCAATGATTGGTAGACTTCAAGTTGAATTTCTTGGTCCATTAATTGATAGAGTATTTAGAATCATGTCTAGAATGAAACTTATTCCTCAAGCTCCTGGAATATTAGAAGGAATGGAAATGAAAATTGTTTATACCTCTCCTATTGCAAGAGCACAAAAATCAAATCAAATGTTTACTGTTTCTAGATTATTTGAAAGTTTAGCTCCATTATTTCAAGTTAAACCTGAGCTATTAGATAACATGAATACTGATGAAACATTTAGATATTTCCATCATTTATTAGATGCACCACCACAAATAATGAATGAAAAAGAGGAAGTTGAACAAGTTAGACAAGAGAGACAAGAACAGCAACAAGCTCAAATGGAAGCTGAACAAGCTAAGCAAGAAAGCGAAGCAGCAAGAAATGTAGCAGAAGCTGGTAAAGCAAATAGAGAAGGACAGTCAGTTGGCTAAAAAAGTAGGTCTAGAAAAATTACATGAACACTATCAAGCAGTGTTTAATTCTAAAGATGGCAAAATAGTATTAGATCATCTTTGTAAAACAGGATTCGTTTTGGATACAACACATGTTCCAAACGATTCGCACGAAACAGCTCATCGTGAAGGGATGAGACGTATCGTAACATCAATCCTTAAGTTTCTAGGCAAGAAACCTGAGGACTTTAAAAACATGCTCAATATGGAGGCAACAAATGAGTGACGATAAAACGACTGGGTCCGCAATTACGGGTAGCTCAGATGCTTCTCCAGCGCCGGATGCACAAACAAATAGTGCTCCAGCTGATTGGAGAGCTTCTCTACCTGAAGATTTACGTAATGACCCTTCACTATCTGACATCAAAGATGTTGGTAGTATGGCTAAAAGTTATATAAATGGCCAAAAACTAATTGGGAAGAACAGAATAGCTCTTCCTGACGGTAATGCAACTGATGAAGAAATGAGTTCTTTCTATAGTCAAATAGGAAGACCTGAAAAATCAGATGGTTACAAATTTGGAGAAAGACCAGCTCTTCCAGAAGGATTGGATTATGATGAAGCTTTTGAAAGTCAATTCAGAGATTTATCTTATAAAGCCGGTTTAACTTCAACACAAGCTAAAGCGATATATGATGGTTATCATGACTATATATCTAAAAAAGCTGAACTAGAAGGTACATCTACATCTGCTCAGAATGAACAATGGGTAAATGCGTTAAAGAAAGACCTTGGTAAAGCTTATGATGAAAGAATAGATTTAGCTACTAGAGCAGTTGATGCTTATGGTGGTGACGATCTAAAAAAATGGCTAGATAGTACAGGCAATGGAAATAATCCGATGTTTGTAAAATTGTTTGCTAAGATTGGGGAAGGTATAGCAGAGGGTAAATCTGATGTAGCTAGTGCTAGATCATTTACAATGACCCCTGATCAAGCGAAACAAGAAATAGCTAGATATAATCGTGATCCTGAATTTATGAAAGCTTATTCTTCTGGAGATCATACAGGGCACCAAGCTGCTGTAGACAGAATGAATGGTTTATATAGATTGGCGTTTCCTGATGAAACTCCGATTCAAGCTTCATAAATAGTTATGTACGAATTTGTCTACTAGTTATATAGTAGATGATGATGGGTAGCTGAAAAGTCCATCCGTCGACTGTACCCACAGACGTAAACAAGGGAGAAAATGTCTAAGGTTATACTTGGGTAGCGTTTTCGATTAATTAATAATGACTAACGGAGGCAAATAGTATGTCAACGCAAATAACAACGGCTTTTGTCAACCAGTACAGAGCTAACGTCGAACACCTTTTACAACAAAAAGGTTCAAGACTTAGACCTTTCGTACGTGTTGAATCACAAAAAGCTGAGTTTGAATACTATGATCGTATAGGATCTGTTGATGCGGTAGAGGTTACTTCTAGACATTCTGACACTCCTCTAATCTCAACTCCTCATGATAGAAGACAAGTATCATTGAGAGATTTTGATTGGGCGGATATGGTGGACAGAACTGATAGAATAAGACTTCTTATCGACCCAGCATCTCCTTACGCGCAAAACGCCGCTTGGGCACTAGGCAGAAAAATGGATGACATCATCCTGGAAGCTGCTTTTGGAACTGCAAAAACTGGTAAGACTGGAAGTGGAAGTCAAGCTTTTGATGCAGCAAGCCAAATCGCTGTGAACTACGTTGAGTCTGGTGGGGCTGCAAATTCTGGCCTAACAATTGGTAAACTTAGAGAAGCTAAAAGATTATTGGACGCGAATGAGACTGATCCTTCAGATCCAAGATTCTGCATAGTTACATCTAAGCAAGTTAATGATTTGTTACAAACAACTGAAGTAACAAGCTCTGATTACAACGCAATCAAAGCTTTGGTACAAGGTGAAATTAACACTTTCATGGGCTTTAATTTTGTTAGAACTGAAAGAGTCGACACCGATTCAAATAGCTACAGACGAGTAGTTGCTTATGCAAAGAGTGGTCTTCTTATGGCAGTTGGGGCAGATATCAATGTTGATATTGGGCCTAGACGAGACAAAAGAAACTCTACCCAAGTATATTGTTCAGCTTCTTTCGGGGCAACTCGAATGGAAGAGGGCAAAGTGTTAGAAATTAAGTGTGACGAATCATAATAGGAGAATAATATGGCTGTAACAACTCAAAAAAGTACCGAGTATACTAACGCTACTGCAACTCCTGTTACTTTGAATGAGGCAAACGTTTATCATGGAAGAGTGAGAATTGCTCACTTTACTCATGACCAAGACGGAGCTGGAGACGCGACATCATCTGTTGCTCTTTGCTCATTGCCTGCAGGAAAAGTAAAAGTGCTTCTTTCATCTTCAAATGCTTATGTAAACTGGACTACTGGTTCAGCTACACTAGATTTAGGATGGGACGCTTATACTGACATTGACGGGAGCGCAGTTGCTGCTGACGCGGATGGTCTTTTGAATGGCTTAAACGTAGATACGGTTGGATACCAAAATTTTGGTGCTGATCAAACTGCTACGGGTGGCACATACACTTTTGAAACACAAGGTGGTGTGGTTATCAGAGCTACTTCAACAGATACTGCGATAGTATCAGGTGACGATCTAGTAGGCTACATTTTATATGTAGTAGACTAATAAACTAAAACTGAGGGGGCTTCGGTCCCCTTAGTCTAAATAAAAGGAATTATGGCAACAACAAAGATTAATATCGTAAATAGAGCATTAGGACTACTAGGAGCAGAATTTATATCTTCATTAACAGAAGATACTAAGTCGGCTCGTTTTTCTAATGAATTATTTGATGATACAAGAGATGCTTTATTTAGACAACATCCTTGGAATTGCTGTATTAAAAGAGCTTCCTTATCAAAAACTTCAAACACCCCAGCTTTTTATTTTACTTCTGAGTTTCAACTTCCAGCTGATTGGATAAGAATAGTTAAACCTGAAGATGATCAAGTTGAATATAAAATTGAAGGTGATAAACTAGTTACTGAAACTGATACCTTTAAATGTACTTATATATTTAAAAATACAGATGTGGGTACTTATGACCCATTATTAATTGATGTTTTAGCTATTAAATTGGCAGCTAATTTAGCTATGCCATTATTACAAGACCCTAAAACATTGGATATGATGTATAAATTATATTATGAAAAATTAAGATCAGCAAGATCTGCTGATGCTGTCGAGGGTACACCAGAGGGAATTGTTGCTGATTTCTGGTTAGATTCAAGAACAGCAGGTACTAACTTAAGTGATTATAGATGGAACAAATATACGACGTAAAATGACATGGCTGACTCATCACCAATTCTTACAAACTTTACTTCTGGAGAACTTAGTCCAAGGTTAAACGGTCGTATCGACATGGACAAGTACTATAATGGTGCTTCGTCAATTTCAAATTTTATAGTATTAATGCATGGTGGTCTAGTTAAAAGACCTGGCACAAGATTTATAAGAGAAATAAAAACATCTTCCGGTTCAAACTCAGGAGCAAGACTTATTCCTTTTATATTTTCTAAAACACAAGCTTATGTACTAGAAATTGGTCATAATTATATAAGATTTTTTAAAGATGAGGGTATTATAGTTTCAGGTGGAACTACACCTTATGAAATAGCAACAACTTATACAGCAGCTCAAGTTAATGAAATAGAATTTGTTCAATCAGCTGACGTATTATATTTAGTTCATGAAGATCATATCCCTAGAAAATTATCAAGAACAGGTCATACATCTTGGACTATAACAGATGTAGATTTTGTTGATGGTCCATATATAAATACTAATGTAACTGCAACTACAATGTCTTCGAGTGGTACAACGGGTTCTGTAACAATTACAGCAAGCACAAATACTTTTACTTCTAATGATGTTGGAAGATGGATTAGAATGAAAGTGCCTGATGAATGGGGAGCTGCTAAAATTACTGGTTATACTTCAGCAACTGA